GGTTTGGAGACGATAAACTCTGCCTCTGCCTTGGTTTTGCAGAATGACTGCCAAACGCCAACACTCGTTACTACCACGTAATAATCTGGCTCAGCCATCAGAGACGCCAGAGCCCGTTTCATCGCCGCAAGCGCCATGGCCGCATCTTCGTTTACGATGCCAGGCACAGCATCTCGCTCTTCTTCAAGCTCCGCTATTGTCTGCTTTAGCCAAGCTTTTAGGATGGTGCTCATTGGGCGGCCTCCTTGCGAAGTTGGACGGCGATGTCTTCGAGTACTCCATCAGCGAACGAGCGATCGAAATCCCCCTCTGGCGCATCCGCCATAAACTCTGTAGATGTGAGTATCATCCGTACGATTTCTGCCGCGTTCTTCGCCGTGTCATCGATAAACCCAGCCTCCCATGCGGCCAGCATCCTGTTAGCAACAAAGTGAGCGCCTTCCTTGTGGGCCTGCGCCCGTACTTCAGCAAGGAAAGCGTCGGTAGCTGGACATTCCTTCCTGATAGCCGCTTCGGCCTCTTTTCTGGTAAGAAATCCACTATTGCCGCTATTGCTGACCATATTGCTTTCGAACCATTCATGCAGTTCACCAACGGAAATATCATCAGGCATTTCAGCCCCTGCTTCATCGGTGGTACCTTCTAGCCATTCTCGAGCTGAAGCCTGATATCCATGGGAAAGACATACCAAAGCCGCCTGAGCACCTAACATCGTTTTGTGGAACATCCATGAAGTATTTAGTTCACGAGATGCGCCGTTAAGCAGATACGCATTCTCCGCAGCGAGCTCCGCAGCTTCATTACGAACCTTACGCAGTTCCAGAACAGCTACCTGCACTGCATAAGCGAACATAGCAACAGGGCGGTCACTCACCTTTTCACTGTCTCGTTGCATGTTGACTGCAACAGTCATCAGCTCATCCAGCTGTTCGCCGGTCATTGGTTTATTGGATGTCATGATTTTGCTCCTGCTGCAATTTGTGTTGTTTAACGAAGTAGGCCACTGCCTTTGACTGGCTGGTGACAATCCCATTAAGGATGACGTTCTTACCGCGATAGATTTGCGCAGTCCCGATCTCTGTACCTTCAAGTCTGACGTAAAGAGTTTTCCCTTTGATCTCAGTTTCAGGGACTGGTTGTGACAGGCGGTAAGTTTCACGCGCTTCGGCAATCGCTTTATGTTCGTCCATAATCGACAGCGCCTCGGCCAGGGCAGCCCCTTCAAGAGTGAAGACACCTTCATCACTGATCGTGGCCTGAGCCATCAGCTCAACGAAACGGCGTGCGTCCTTTACGCTCAGCTCCGGCGCGATAGAGCTACGGGTGACTTTCGATTTACCCTGGGCAGCAGCTACAGCTTTATCATGTTGGAGAACTTTCCCGGCCTGTTCGCCATACTCCATAACGCGATCAACCGCGACATCGACTGACACCGCACCGGATTTAACTTCCTGCTGAACGTCATGGTTCGCCGTGCTGAGGAGCAGCAGCTTCTCGACGGTGGCCACAGACTTATTAACCAGCTTTGCTATCTCGCTGGTGGTCTGGTTGAAGGCGTTATGAAGCTCCTGAATAACAGCTGCCTGTTCCATATCGGATAGCGGAAGCTGGTTATTACTGGTCATGATGCGGGCCAGGCGCTGAACATCGTTACCGTTGAACGGCATGATATGGATGCGGTCTACTGGCTTTCCTGCTTCTGCGCAGCGCGCATAGCAGCGACGACGGCGATGGCCTTCAACAACCCACACTCCACCTTCATCACGGGCGATAACCTCCAGCGGGGGAACAGAGCCACCATTCATCAGATAGTTGAAAAGGTCATCATCTGCCTGGCGGGTACGTTCATCATCTTCGCGTTTGTTGAAACCTTCCCGCACATGGATTTGGTCGAGGCTGATGAACATCCCGGTATCGGTGCGCTTGATGGTCCCGTCACGGGTCATTTGCTTGAATGAGTTAGCCATCAGAGAGCCACCTCGTTATTTTGGGAAATGACGATGGGTGACAGCTCACGCAATTCTCGCTGGGCTTCCAGTAAATGCATATTGGTTCTGGTCTTCGTGTAGCGTTCAACAATGCGGTCACACTCTTTGGCCCAGCTTGCGACATCTTCACGCAGAGTAGCGTTCTGAACAGCCAGTTCTCTACGCTGCGCCATCGCTTCGCAAAGCGCGACGCTAGTATAGTCCAGGCGGTTAGCCAGTTCGGTCATAATTCCGCGATAAGCTGGCGGAAGGAGAGGGGCGGCCTTACGCGCAGCGTCGATCAGCTGCTCCCGGGTCATGCGTGGTTGTAACTCGGTGACGTTCTGTGTGTTCGCCATGGATAGTTTCTCCGTGTTATACGCGCTCTGCACAGCGCTGAATTTTGGTTGCACGAATCCCGGCACTTGAATGCTGCCAAATTCGTAATTATTCATTAGGTATTAAAAATATTGGCGATTATCAGAACGAACGCGTTCGAGAATAATTTTTGCTTCATCCAAGGTTGGTGCAAGCAAGGCTTTCTCTATCGCTCTGGCAAAACTAATCGCATCGCATTCGTAACTGTCTGCCCGTGATTCCCAATCAGATGCCTCTTCTTCAGCAGAAGAAATACGGTCATCGTATTCATATTCCAGCTCGTTGCGAACCTCAGCGCGAAGACTTTCACGAATAATGTCTGACGCTTCTTCAAGTGGAAGGATGACCAGTAAATTTTCGGGCTGATAAGTACCATATTTAACAGCCAAATCATTTGCAGACATGCTACCTCCAGAAAAAGCGCCCGCCGCTGAGCGGGCAAATAACATTTTTCCAATCCAACCAGAACAGGCTCATCGTCTCCTGTTGGTTGAGATGGCGTTATTACCATCACCAAGCACCCTGAGGATGCTTGAGGCTGGCAGCCACAATCGACACTGCAATGTCGACACGTTACTTCTCCACAATTGGGAGCGCGTTCTCCTGAGTTGATTTAACGACTACGGCCTCTCAAGTTGAACGCTGAACGCGCTTTCAGTTGTGTAAAAGGGGCGGTCGACATCAAGGACATTCAAAACTGCCGACCGCCAAGACTACACACAGCAATGAAACTTTTGCCTGTCTTTTCACCACATCAGGCTCGGTGGTATTCTTGGAGTTCTCACACAACCAAGAAGGGATATATATGAGTCAATCACCATTAAGCGCTGAATACATGTTCCGTAAAATCGAGGCACTGGAGGCAGCTCTTACATTCGCTATTGCTTCAATTTCTGTTCAGATGCCTGCGGTTAAAACAGATGTATTAGATGCACTAAAGCAAAATGCCGACAGGCCTGATAACCCAGAGTCTGTTAAAGCAGCATTTAACGAGCTTGCTGCACTGATTGATCGAGTTCAGGCTGTTCCTCCTGATGTGTTTGAATCACTGAAGAAATAACAGCTTTTTGAATAGTGTTAGCTGTTATCTCGCCGCCCTGAATAGGGGCGGCTTCAATCGTCTCGCGCTCTTCAAGTGTCGAAATCGAAGCCAGATTAGCAAACACACTAACGCACTGAACAATGCAGTCAGCGCAAATGGCCGCCTCGTCTTTTCCACCTTTAGCAATAATCCGTTTTGCCTGCTGTTCTGTAACACCGCAGAAAGAGCACTTGTAGATACTGTTAACGCTCATTTATGTTCACCACCACAATGTTCGTTGCTGATGAAGTGAGTATGCGATAGAGAATAAATATAGTCAACAAAGAATAATTAAATTTATGCTTTGTTGGTTGGGGGAAGATAGATGGAAAGGAATTTATTTTTGCGTAAAGTGCTGTTACGTGCTTATATACTGTGTATTCATACAGTGAATTTGACACCTATCGTGTTTAGCATGTCAAGAAGAAAGGGGAGAGTTATGGGGATGTGGCTAGTAAGAACAGAGGCAGGGGCTTTTAAATCGTTTCCCGCCTCTGATAGCAATGTCGTTCATTTACTTAATTCAGGGATGAATATCTGCATTATTGGACCAACTACGTCCTCATCAGAGCGCACAGAAGCAAGTGGGATGCGAGGATCATCTACGGAAAGAAAACCAGCGCCATCGCCAGACACATGATAGCGAAATGCTGACACAACTCCTGAAATAAGCGTTACAACAAGATCATTGGTAGACGGCTTGTTATCTGGGTTAACTATGACTACGGCACCCTTTGGTGCCTGTGCTATCCCAGTGTTTCTATTCATAATATAAGCACGATAGTTATCAGGAACTTCTGACATCCAGGTTATGAATTCTCCTGTATCACCGTGTTCGTCATAGAGCCTTACAAGCCTGGAAACATCTACTCTTTGTAATGTGCTTTCAGCACCTCCATGCATAGAACCTGCGCCATTTATCAACCAGTCAGCACTTATCCCCATAGCCGCTGCAAGGTTTCCACTATGCTTAGATGTTTTGCTTGTCCCAGCCAGTATTTTTGATATGACGGATTGCTCCACGCCAGCTGCTTTGGCTAGCTTAGTCTGACTTTGAAAGCCAGTTTCCGTCATGGCCTTAGCCAATCGTTCAGATAGAGTTTTCATCCCTCAAATTTATTCCCGCACGCATATCCTGTCAAAGTCCCCAGAGACTTGCTTTAATCTATTCCCTAACGCATAATTGAGCGTGATTATGAACGGGAGAATAAATGCATGAACCATGTAATTCAAAAAGCCATTAGTTTAGCCGGTTCTCAGGCCAACTTGGCGAAGGCGATCGGCGTAGGGCAATCGACAATCAGTAAATGGCTTAACGGTGCTGAAATTAGCTCCCGTTATATATCAGCTCTTGTTACAGCAATGGATGGGCAGGTAACTGCCGAAGAGATTTTGCAATCTCTAAATGATTTACAAGAGCGTAATGCTAAAGCGAAAGCAGCATAACTGATACTACCAAAGGAAAAACAACATGGTAGAGCAAAGCCTGAAAGAAGTAGTTAAAGCGATGTGCAAAGCGTACCCAGGAGGCCGTGAAGCTATGGCCGGTGCTCTTGGCATGTCAGTAACGCAGTTCAACAACAACCTTTACGAGAAGAATGGCTGCCGCTTCTTTGAAGTGAACGAGCTGGAGGCCATGGAAGACATCTCAAATACGTCCCTCCTGGCAGATTACTTTGCCCGTCGTCGTGGTGCGCTGCTGGTGGACGTTCCTCAACTTGAAGACCTTGATCGTGTCGACCTGTTTGATCGTGCCATGAGAACGTCAGCAGCGCGTGGACGTGTTGATACCGTGATCCAGAAAGCTCTCGAAGATGGAGTAATCGAACGTCATGAAGCTGAAGAAATCAACGAATATCACCGCCGTCATCTGGCAGCGCGTGAAGAAGAGATCCGCGCGATTGTCGCGCTGTTTAGCCGTAAGAAAAGCCAAAAAAAGTGACGCCCGCGAGTGTGCAGCTCCGGGCGTCGTGGCGTGTCGTATTCAGTGGAGAAACTAACGCATGAACAGTTTAAACCGATTGAGACCAGCGAAGCAATTCAGATGCCTTCCACTGGTGGGAAAAGATTCCCCGTTCGGCTATGTGGAGAGATTAAACAACCAGGCGGATCAGAACAACTACCAGCCTGAGAACGCGATGGTAGAGGCATTTGCACTGATGAACGAGAAGGGGCGTGAGGAATGGCTGAAGTTGACCGGCGATTCAGAGACCACAGAGGCATCACCGTCCACGTCATCAGGTGGGAGCCCGAGACCCGACGCGTTATATACCTTCGCGAAGGGTACGATCATGAGTGCTTCAGCCCTCTTGAGCAATTCCAGCGTAAATTTACAGAGTTAAAGGACGACCATGAGCAGAATCTTTGACATCGTCCAGTCAATGTCAGGCCAGAAGAACGTCATTGTTCTTCCCAGGCCGTACCTGCTGTTCTTTAAAGAAGACCAGCAGGCTCATGCGCTGGCAGCAGTTCTTAACTGAATCGCCACGGGTTTAACAGACACCTCAGAGTCATTTAAGATGGCTTAAAGAGAGGTGCCCATGAGCGGTAAGC